GCGCTTTTTGATGCTGGCAGCCCTGCAACACTATTTGGCAGGCGTGCGGCCGGATGCTCTGGGCTGGTGTGGGCATACTACGGTGGGCAGATCGTCGTCGACGGCGTGGCCACGTCGATTGCCAACGGCACGCTCACGCTCACCGCATCAAGCGGCGTCAATTACATCGAGACAACGCGGGCCGGCTTCGTCAGCAAAAATACGACGGGATTTACCCCAGGATCGATTCCGCTGTACGCGGTCACCGCCGGCGCGTCGACGATCACGCCCTGGACCGACTACCGGCTACAGGCGGAAATGCCTGGCGTGGCCGGCAAGCTGGCGCGCGTGATGGCTGCGGACGCAAATATCACGCTCACCCAGCCGGAAGCGAGTAATCAAATCCTGCAGATCACCTCGTCCGTCTCGCTCACTGCCACGCGTAACGTCGTCGTTCCGCTGGCGCCGCAGCAATGGACCGTCTACAACGGCACCAGCGGCGCGCAGTCGCTGCAATTCATCGGAGCCAGCGGTACCGGCATCACCATTGCAAACGGCAAGCGAGCCATCCTCTACGCCGACGGCACCAACGTCGTGCGCGTCACGGCGGACGTCTGATGAGCGGATACCAAGGGCAGGAAAGGCGAGACCCTCCGGAAGAATGCGCTGAGTTTGAAACGTGGCGCAGTACCGCGGGAGTTTTCAACCGCCGTCTGGAGGCAATCGAGCGGCTTACTCAATCTATGCACGAGCATTTGATTGACCACATCAGCCAGGAGTCGAAGACGCAGCAGGCCATCGTCGAGCTGCTGGAAACGTGGAATGCCGCGCGCTTCACGGCCCGCGCCGTCAAGTGGATTGCGCCCGTCCTCGCCGCGTGCGGGGCGCTTTACGTGTGGGCAAAGGATCACATCCGATGATGGCCTACCTGCTCGCCAGACTGCAAGAGCCGTCCACCTGGCGCGGGCTGGTCCTGATCGCCACCGCTGCCGGCGCGGCGCTGTCACCGGATCAGCAGGAAGCGATCATTGCCGGTGGGCTGCTGGTGGCCGGTCTGCTGGGCGCGGCTTTGCCGGATCGAGAGAAGCACCCCTGAACCGGATGGCTCTTGCACACTCCTTGCCAAATATCGCAGTTGGCGCCTGATCGTGCAAAAAATGGCCATTCTCACAAACCTGCGCGCACGCCTCGCGCTCTGCCAAAGCCGCCTGCTTGATCAGGTTGTCAACCGCATCGATCTGCGCGCTCATGCCGGACACGATTGCATCCGCGTCAATGCATGCCTGCTTGATGCCTACCTTTTGCGCGTACTGCCCGCCATCGCGATGGATCGTGGCAAGCAGTTCGAGAAGGTGCAGCCTCGTCTTATCCTGTTTCATCCGATCGATTTCCTCAGCCTGCAATCCAATCCGTTCGGCAGCCTCGAAAATCGCTGCATTCGCTACGCCGTCGTCGCTCTGAATCGTTCTGGCAAGTTCGTACATGGCCGCGATAAGAGTAGTGGTGGAAGTCTTCATTTGCAGCCTATATAAGTCTGGCGGTTGATTGATGTTCTGTGATCAGACATGGATCGACCATTCATCATGGAAAACTCCTGAACGCTGCAAATTCAGACGACATGGCGAGCACCGCCGATGGTCCCAGGAGTGCGAAACAAACGGCTTCTTGCAGCAAATGCACGTCCGGTTCTTTCGGTCTGGATTCTCGACCGTTGGCACGCCTTGTTTGGCAAGAATCATCCGGATTCGATTGCCGATCGTGGTCGACCTGAACCCAATGGACATTCCAATCTTTTCTTGCGACCATCCTTGCCTGTGCATATCCAGGATGTAGTCGTCCACGTCCAGATCTGCAATCGAAACTCGATCGCGGAGCGATACGAAGTTGCCGTTCGCGTCCGTTGCTTTTAGCCGGCCGGATACGCTCGAAGTGGCCCGGCCAAGTTGCCGGCACATTTCCCTGACTGGTTGGCCGGCATCGCGCATCTCGATGAGCTTCTTGTGCTCTTCCTCTGTCCACTTGCGCGGCGCCGTTTCGTGGTAGCGATGTTCGCCCATTACCGATACTCGACAGTCGCTTTTGAGATGGCGGATCGGGCCGCGTCCATAGCAGCAGCCCATCCAATTACTGCCATTCCAGTGCCATCCTCAATTTCTACAATTTTGCGCAGTGCATCAAGCATGTCAGGAGCCGCCTCGATCAGTTGCATGTCCGGGTGCTTCACACTAGCGCACCAACTGGCGTGGTGATCTCTCCCTGGAAAAGGAGCGATCCAGTCGCGCCGTTCTTGCAGCTTATGCAAAATATTCATTCCGCCGTAGGCTGTGTCTCGCACCATCAGCGTAGCGCTACCCATTCCCCATCTTGTCGGCTGAATGATCGTCAGATCAAACTGTGGATTTCCGCCAACAAGGTGGACGCTCTTGCTGTATTCGTTGATCTCCCAACGCCACGGACCTGGTGTGTGCTTTGCATCGGCCTTCATGTCGCCCACCTGATAAATCCGATCGCTCCGTGTTCCATCCGTGCGTTTGCTGTTATGCGCATTCCGTTTCCTTCTTCCCGTTCTTCAATTTGCATTCCCCAGTCGCCTTTGGCGCGGGCCGGCTGTATTTTGTGCACCATCGGTCATGCCCGCCGTCTTTCACGCCTTGCGTCCAGAGGTACTGGCAACCGGCGCAGTGCTTGGGAACTGCGTGGTTCGTTTTTTCCATCACGCAGGAACCGACTTAAACGCCTCGACGTAATCGGCCACCATGCCAAGCTCGTAATCACCAAGGCGGTCAAGCGCTTCGTCAATGCGCTTCCGAATCGCCGACGTTGCAGCATGGCGCGCAGCTTCGGCCTCGTCGGCATTGCGCTTCTCTTCGGCCTGTTGCGCCGCGATCGCGTCCTCCTCGGCCTTCTTTATCGCTGCGGCTTTCGCTTCTTCGGCCGCAACGCGCTGACGCTCTGCTTCGATGCCGGCCAGGATGGCTGCGCGCTCTGCGTCAAACTTGGCTTGTGCTTCGGAAAGCTTGGCGCGCTCAACAGCGATGCGATCGTGTTCTTCTTTGCGATCTTCTGATGCAACGCGGTCGCGCTCGTCCTGTTCTGCCTTCGCCTTGGCGCGATCCTTCCGGCGCTGTTCGTCCGCCTCGGCCTTCCTGCGCTCGAATTCCGCGACCTCGGCGGCGTGCGCGGCGGCGGCAGCTTCCTGCTCGGCCTTGATGCGTGCCGCCTCTTCGGCAGCGGCGACCTTGGCGGAGAGGATGGAAGCAACGCCGGCCTTGGCGTCGGCCAGTGCAGCAGCGGCGCGACCTTTGAATTCGGCGAAGATGTTGCCGATGACGAGTTCGCAAAGCTCTTGCATCAATCGCTCGCAGTCCTCGATTGACGACGTAGCGGCCGCAACAGGATAGCCTCGGATGATATCGATCTCGCCAGTGATGCGCTGCACTCTCTCCTGCTCACGCTGCGCCGCCTCGCGCTTGATGCGATCCTGCTCGGCGACGTAGCTTTCTTGCAACTCGCCAAGGCGCGATTCTTCCGGCTGCAACAGATCCACAAGCGACTTTGCACGGGCACTGACGGCGGCGACGAATAGCTTTGCGTCCTCGGTTGCCGATCTCGCCTTCTTGCCGATTTCGATGCGCTCGCGCTTGAGGCTCATGCGCGAAACGTGGCACTGGTCTAGTCCGGCCTTGTTCGTAATGCTGACAATATCGGCCGACTTCGCAGCGAGTTCGCGCAGATCGGTTTCGTACTGCCTGCCGCCGATGGCGACAATGGCGCGTTGCTGGATGGTGATTTCGGTAGTCATGGCTATTCGTCTCCTGCAATTCGTTCAATGTGTTCCTGCTGCTTCTCGCTGATGTACATTCTGACTCCGTACTCATCGAACTTGGCCTGCATGTCGGCAATGAATGACTCTTCCCAATCGTTTGCAGCGTTCATTCGCGCGCTATCGAGCAGCCCATCGAATTCGTCATGATCGTAATTGTCTTGGACTTTCATTTTCCTTCCTCAGAACGGAATCGAGTCGTCGTCTTCATCGAAAGTCGGGGCCTTCGCTGCTGGTGCGCTGCGTGCTGGCGCCAATGGAGCATGGCTTGTGGCCGGCGAGTCGTCTCGCTTGCTGCCGAGAAGCTCTACCTTGTCGGCGCGCAGTTCGAGACTGATTTTCTCGGCGCCTTCCTTGTCATTCCATGCGCGGGGATTGAACTCTCCGCTGACGGCAACCGACTGCCCTTTGGTGAGGTACTGAGCAAGCTTCGATCCTCGATCTCCGAACAGCGAGCAACGCAGCCAGAAGGATGTTTTGCGATCTCCGAACCCGACGTCGACGGCAATCGAGAATTCGAGCACAGCCGTTCCATTCGGCAAATGTTTTACTTCGGAATCACGGCCAAGCCGGCCGGATAAGGTGCATACGTTGATGCTCATTTGATTTCAATCCTTGTTGATTTTTCACTGTGCGCACCTCTGACCGGGCCAAGCTTTAATTCCTCGGCTATGGCGCGCCTATCGGGTCGTGGCGCTGGCGCGGGCGGCGTAACCATGAACCTCTGCGGAAGGCTCGATTCGTCATCAATCACAACCCGCGCGGGGTTTGCCTTGATGGAGATAACGAAGTATGGGCAGGACACATTCTTGATGTTTGTCGCGTTCATGGCGCCATGCAGGTAGTCGCGTAGCGATTTAGAACGCTTCTTGAGAGACATGGCGCGCGCTTCCATGCCTTTTATAGCGTCGTCAATGGCCGACGCTTCCGCTTCGAGATTTCTTGCGAAGCTGGCAACAGCGATTGCCTTATCCTCGAACTCTCCTTGCATCGACTCAAGAGTGTCGGCAATCGTCTGCTCGTCCAGCCATGAATCTTCGAGCATGGCGGCAACTTCGCGGTACTCAGCCGCTACTTCAAAGAGCGTGCTCATGCTGCATCCGTCCGCTCGGCCATCAGCCGGTCATACGCGCTCTTGAATGCCGCACGTGCGTTCGTGTCTTTGGCCTTTCCGGCCGATTCCCACGCAGCCCTGAACTTCTCTTGCAGGCCGACAACGCCAGAAGAATTGTTCATTGCGTCGAGATGCAGATCCACTTCTTCTAACAGCATTCCTGCATGTGGCGCCACTTCATGCGCCTGCGAGTCCGGATCGTTGTCGCCCTGTGTTGGAACGCTGAAGGCCATGAATATGGCGTTCTTGTAAGCGATTGACATTGCCTTGTTCGTCGCCTTGTCGCCCGAGTCCATCGCCTCGCCGAACGACCGAACGATGTGCATCGTTCCGTCTTCGGCGCTTACCAAGTCGAATTCAGCCTCGACAACTACGTAGAACAACGCCGTTCCCTTGGCGCTCTTCCGCTCATCGCATTGCCGGCTGATGATGCGCGGGAGAATGCACAGGCCGTATTTAGAAAGGAGTGGAGACAAGGTGTTGTATACCTCGTCGATCCCTCGGTACATGAAGCTTGCGCCCTGTTGGCACTGGCGATCCTTTGCAATGCCCGTTTTCGCAAGCGCAGCCTGCACCTGGTTGATGCACTGGTACACGTTCATTTTCTTCTTCCTCCAATTGTTGAAACTGTTGCTGACCTTGTTGCCGCCAAAACTGCAATCCGCCGTCGTCGTCCATTGCTCGCTTTCTTTCTACTCGTGGAGATAGGTGATCACGAATGAACCTCGCTAAAGTCCAATCCGTGTAGATACCGGCGAGCCGACTCGATCGACGCGGAGAACTGCGAAAGGTCTCCGCGCATCAGCCCTCGGTCTGCCAGTTCCAGCCACAAACGGAGTTCTGCGCAGACTTCGTATGCGTCCGAAAGTTGATCAGCAACGTCCGGCGTGCGTGGGTCGTGCGGATGGCCATCGCACGGCGGCCATGTCGCGGCATCGCCGAAGCCTGGCATGGTGACGGTATTCATGCATCACTCCCATTTTCCCGAAAAGCCTTCACAAGAGCATGCCAGTCGGCACCAGATAGCTTTTCGTGCGGGATTCGTCCGCTCGTTGTTTCCACAATCCGAGCGAATGGTTTAACGGCGGCTCTTAGCCTCCGTAAGTCATCTTCCAGATCCCAACTCTTTTTTAGACTTGGCCTGTGTGAACTGAGACAGCTCCAAAAACAGCCGATCAATAATTTCGGTGTTGTGCGCGCTTATCGTGGTCATTCCGACCTCGCCGTCTTGAGCATCGCGGTGCGCACTCGGTAGGCCGCGCTGGCGAATTCCGGGCTGTGGATGACGGCTATGCGGTGCTCGTCGGACTGATGCGCTCCTAACTTGTCAAAGATGGACCATGCCTCGCGCAACGCCTCGCGCATGATGGCGCGCTGTTCGAGCTCCTGCGCTGCTTCGTCCATGACTGCGGTCTGGTCTTGCGCGTATTCGCTCCCGAATTTATCAGCATTGATCATGCGAATAGTCCTTGCTGTAGTGATTTTGCAGAGTGAAGGTTTTTGCATGCCTGATCAAAGTAAGATGTTTTCAACTCCGAACCGACGAACTTGCGTCCCATCTTGACGGATTGATATCCGGTGCTCCCGATGCCAGAGAATGGATCGAATACAACGTCTCCAGGGTTGCTCCAAAGCGTGATCGCGCGCTCGATCAAGTCCAACGCCATCGGGCAAACGTGGCGCTCATCTTCGTGATCACGTGCGGCTCGCGCGTTTAAAGTATTGCTGAAGTTTATGTCCATCCATACAGGACTCGCATACCTGCGCCAGCGTTCGTGCGAAAGGTTGCCGTGGATCGGATGATTCTCGCCGCAAAATTCTGTCAGGCCGTTGATATGCGCAACCGGCTCATGATTTTCTCCATCCTTACGAAACGCCAGCAGGTATTGAGGGATGCCGGCCCGGCTGCGTGTCGAATCCTTGCAGAGTTGCTTGTGCATCAGTCCGAGCGCTTTTGTCCTTGTAGCCTCGATCAGCGGATCTTTCCACGCGCAATGTTCGCTGTGGAAAATGAATCCTGCCCTCTGAAAGGCGCGAATCACATCTCCTCGAAAGTCCTTCAGGCCGATGTAACCGTCACGCTCTTTCATGGCCGGGATGTTCATTACATCAACGCACACGATGCGGCCTTGCTTGGTAACGCGATGCAGGCCGTCGACAACGTGGTCGAAGTGCTCGTAAAACTGCTCGTCGTTGACGCTGTTTCCTAGGTCTCGTTCGCTATTGCTGTACGTGTATAGCGAGGCATAAGGCGGAGAGAAGATCGACAGGTGAATTGAGTTTTCTGGTAAAGAGTTCAAAACCTCGATGCAATCACCGTTAACCAGTGTCCAGTTGTCGCCTGATGATTGACTAAGAATGTTCATTTGCTTACCCCGTGAATATGGTTGAAAAGACGCCGGACAGCGTAGCTTCTGGATATTGAGATTGCCGTGAAGATCGCACCGATCAGAATGTTGTCGCGCATCGGGATGAGAATGCCGAACATCGGAAACACGGCGATCTGTGCAAGCAACGCAATCAGGTAGCCGATAGCAACATTCGCTACCGACTCGACGAAGCTTTGCGTTTTGGTCTGCATCACGAAAGCCATACCGGAATGGAAACGGACAGCTTAGGCTCATACGCTGTTTTGTTGCGCACCTGACCTCCATGCAGCGCCGCAGCGTTGAGATCCTTCATGTGCTCGATCAATCTGTTGTAGGTGTCATCTGCTTCACGTTCCTTGCGCTTGATGTTGCTCACAACAGCGCCTTCCGTGGATGCCGTGATCACGTGAACATTGACTTCTCGCTTCTGGCCGAACCTCCAGCATCTTCGGATCGCTTGGTAAAGCTGCTCATAGGAGTCCGACAGGCCGACGAATGCCATGTCGGAGCAGCGCTGTAGGTTTAGGCCAAGGCCAGAAATCTTCGGCTTGGAAATCATGACTCGGTGCCGACCATCAATAAATCCCACGATGGCAGATTCCTTGTGGTCGTCAGAGTCCGAACCTTTGACCTCTACAGCATCCGGTATCGCCTTTGCCAGAGCATCCGATTCTGCGTTGAGATTGCACCACACGAGGAACGGCCGATCGGTCGAATTGACCAACCTGGCGCACTCGGCAACCCTCTCAGCAATAGAGTCTCTGCGAGCGGCCTGGCGCTCTTGCAGCGTTTGCGCCTCGACCGCAAAGAGGTATCCGCATGTTGGATTCGTAACGTCAACACTATGCTCGTGCATGTGGATCGGCGGCAGGGTAAAGCCATCATCTGAATACCCTAGATCCGAAGGATTGCGGATCATCACGGCCCATGATGCCATCCACGTCCAGAATGCCGACTGCGCATGACCTTTGACGCGCCACTTGCTGGTGTCGCCTCCGTCGTGCGTGAAGTACATCGCGAGCATTTCCCCGCGGGTCATGACGCCAAGGAATTCGGCCTGAGTACCTAGCTCCATGATGTCGTTTGGCGCTGGCGTGGCGCTGCTGCATAGGCGGAACGGAGTGTGTCTAAACGCTTCGGTCATCCACGATGAATACGCGCCGCTGTAGTTTTTGAGAATGCTGGATTCGTCCAACGCAACCGCGCCGAATTGCTCAATATGGAAGTTCTCAAGACGCTCGTAATTCGTCACCGTGATTCGCTTCGTGATTCCGGCATGGTGTTTTGCATACGACAGATCTATTCCGAACTTCTGCGCCTCTCTAACGAACTGATGCGCGACGGCCAGCGGTGCGGCGATGATGCATTCGTACGGCTGCTTGTCTGCCCACTCCATCTGCATCGGACCTTTGCCCATGCCACAGTCAGCAAAGATCGCCGCACGACCGCGACGAAGCGCCCATCGAACCATGTCTGATTGGTACGGGAACAGCATCGGATTGAGCTCCGGGATGTGCTTCAGGCCAGTGTCAGGATCGACAACGGACTTGCGATCGAGAAAGTCTGCGTAACTGCTCACAGCATCCAAGTCCCTGTAAGCATTGAGACAACCATCCACACCAGCACGCACGCCGAAAGAACAATCGCCACATTGTCGCCAGTGGTTGCGCCGTCGTGCGGCGCAACAATGCGCGCCACTTGGCGAGCCTCAACGTTTGCCTCGCTTATCATGTCCGCCGCATGGTCGGCCCATGCCTCGGCGGCGAGAAACCTGCCGCTATCGAGATGTTCAATGACGTTTTTGCAGGCATTGCGTGCGTCGTTGATTCGATCCTCGGTCATTTCCATTCCCTTTCGTCGTGTGCGATCGCCTGCTTCGCAGCCTCGATCAAGTAAGCGGGTAGGTACGAGTCGGCCGAATGCGGCTGCCGGCTTCCGCCCACCTCGGCGACAATCGCCTTGAGCACGGCCAGAGACTGATTGCGCTGCTCTGGCCGGCCTGGCGTCTTTTGCAGGATTCTGCGCATGACTATCTCGCCGCCTTCTTGGCCAGCAGGATTGCGACCACTCCGAACAGCAGCAGCGAGGCCGGTTCGGGCTCGCCGATCTCGGCAGATACCAGCAAGTCCTGCCTGGTGGAGTTGTGCAGCAGCGATGCATGCTGCGTAATTGGCGTTGCCGTGGCGTCGATCATCCCGGCGTGTCCAGAGAGAATTGACCAGATATCCGACTGGATGGCGTCGTTCTGGTCCAGCGTCGTCGGCCAGACGGAACCGACTGTCCAGCTCATCAGGAGGTCGAGCGCATCGCTGATCAGAGATCCCCACGCCTCGATGCCGTCGACTACCTGATAGTCGATGATTTCGCCGAAGCGCAGCGCCTGCGTTTGCTCTGCGCACCACGCCGGGAATAGCCCGCTTGGTCCGGTTGCGAAGTACTCTCCGCCGTGCAGAGGGCTTACGAATGGCCCTTGTTGTATTGTGATTTGCATACAGCCCCCTATGGTTGAATTAGTGCAGGTATCTGCCTGCCTTCGCGGTTCTTTCGTCTGTGTCCGTTACGCCAGCCGTTCGGCGCTGGTCCCGTTGTTGCATGGTGGCCGGTACTGATCTCCGGCTTTGCGGAGTTTCAAGGTCGCTTACGTCGGCCGTCTATCCGCACAGTTATTCATGGGCCACTAGCACTCCACTTGCGCATCAGCCTGCGCATTCACCATGTTTATTAGCCGTAGCCGTCGCCGTCGCCGTAGCCGTCGCCGTCGCCGCAGCCGTAGCCGGAGCCGCAGCCGTCGCCGCAGCCGTAGCCGGAGCCGCAGCCGTCGCCGTAGCCGTAGCCGGAGCCGTCGCCGTAGCCGCAGCCGGAGCCGTCGCCGTAGCAGTAGCCGTAGCCGCAGCCGTAGCCGCAGCCGTAGCCGTCGCCGTAGCCGCAGCCGTAGCCGCAGCCGTAGCCGTCGCCGTAGCCGTCGCCGTAGCCGTCGCCGCTCATTGCTTTGTCCAGAATGCAACGGCAGCGATTGATTCCTCGGCGGCTTTTGTGATCGGAATAATCTCGATCACTTCCAGCAGCAGCACCTCGGCAACTGGAGCCGGGAACTTGCATTCTTTTGGCTTACTGGTGCCGTCCGTTGCAAGCTGCGACAAGCTTGCCGCGCCGGCCCAATACCAGATTCTCCTGGCGTTATTCAGCAACACTTCTGATCCGTCGAGCTCGGCAACCATGCCGGCAAAAACTCCGGCTGATTTCGTGCGCACCATGCAATAACGTCCAAGCATTTATTTCTCCTGTGGTGGTTGATCTGCTGGCGAGAGTCCTGGCGTCCTTATGAATCCCGGATAATCCTTGGCCCTCGCCAGCATCGGCTGCCCAAGCAGTCCCGCGTGAAGACATCGCGGGACTTGTGTCCGGTCGGGGAGGATGACGATGAGCTAGCCGCCGGGGCTGGGAAATTCAGGGGATGCACTGCGGCAACCCACGGGCGGTCGTTGACGAGATTCAATTCCGCATTTCCAAACGCACCGATGGCCATGCGCTTTTGTTCATCGTTCACTTGATCACCTCGCATTCAGGAACAACATCCGGAATATTCTTCGCGCCTCTCAAGTAGAGCCACCCACCGACGCTGGTCGGCAGGGTGATCCCGGACAAATCGCAGCCTCTCAGGTCGAGCGACCCACCGACGCTGGTCGGCAGGGTGATCCCGGACAAATCGCAGCCTCTCAGGTAGAGCGACCCACCGACGCTGGTCGGCAGGGTGATCCCGGACAAATTGCAGCCTCTCAGGTAGAGCGACCCACCGACGCTGGTCGGCAGGGTGATCCCGGTCAGGTCGCAGCCTCTCAGGTCGAGCCACCCACCGACGCTGGTCGGCAGGGTGATCCCGGTCAGGTCGCAGCCTCTCAGGTCGAGCGACCC